TTACTCGCCGGCGAACTGCGACTCACGGCTGGCTTCGCTGCCGATATCGCCTTCATCGGGCTGGGCATTCTCTATAAGCATGCCTTCTTCCTTAAGCCTTTCCAGCACGTGATGAAAGAGCTGAGTCTTGTCTGGCTCAGCCATACTCTGCAACTTCTCATTAAATACAGTATGGGACTGAACAAGATAATGGATAAATTCCAGCAATACCTCACTTTGCGGCAGGACGGTTAATTCCTGCTGGATGTAACGGGTTTGATCCAGTAGCGGATTTTTCGTCACGTCCATAGGCCGGGCGCTAATACTGTGGGCGTATATTTTCTCAATGGCCTGGCTGGTGATATAGATGCGGTTCAATGATATCGAGGGGCGTTCGTCTTCCTCTGGAATGAAATGACAATAAACAAATGGTTTATCCGGCAGCATCATGCTGAGGCGGTTTTCGAAAAGAATATCATCTGGCGCCTCCAGCAGCGCCATTAGGTTCCGACAGTGTGGATGCCAGAGCCCTGAAGCAAATACCTTTACGTTGAACTGGGTTACCGTATTTCCGCGCAGGGTTTCCATCGTCGGAATATCGCCTTCAAGCCGCAGAATGCTGCGGATATGGGAGTGTTGCGACCAGACTGTTTCTCCTGCCTCGACTGAGGTAAATGGATTAAACGCGCTGGTTACCTCTTTTTCCTGATGGGAGAGGACGGCGATTTTTAATATTCCCGGCGTTGGGTTAAGCTTAAGACATAGATTGATTGCGCCTATATCATGCCAGTGAAGAATGTCTTCCAGTTCGCAGTTTAATAATTTTTGCGCCCGCGCCAGAGAGCAATACTCCATTGGCGGTAAATTATTTAGCTTCCAGATATTCCGTTCTGTAATATTCATAAGAATTGTATGTCGATGAAAAAATAAATCGCCATGGTGAGCAAAAGCATCAATGACAATGATTTATTTTTTCTGCTGACTTCCTTTACCTGATTAACAAAATCCATTCACATTGAGAATAATATATCGATAAATTGGCTGTTTTTATTGTTTTGCTGCCGCATATTTACTCTTTCCCGTTATCTTATCATCTCTTATTCGTAGAGAAAAATAGTTTGCTGAATATAAGCGTTTCTTCCTGTTTAGCAGCAATATTTAAGGTGAGTATGAGCGGAGCACGAAAAAAGGGACGGTCAATTTGGCAAACTTTGTGGTCGGCAGGAAGTATCAAACAGACGCCTGCGGCGCCTGTCGAACCTACCTGTAGTTATTGCGGCATAGACAGGAAGCGGTTATCCGCGACTCGCAAATGGACCTGTCGAAGCGCTGGACGTTTCAGGCGATGGGGATTAACAATCCCGACCAGGACCCGGCCAAGCTGCTCCCGCAGATGATCCGCAACGCGCGAGATATCTTCGTGCAGAACGGCAGCACGCTGCAGGGCGCGCAGGCGCATGGCCTGACAAACTTCTTTACGCTGGACGACCTGAACCGCTTCAAAAACATGAGCGATGAGGAGATCGCCGCCATGGAGAAGCGCGCGCAGCAGGATGCACGCATGTTGCAAATTACTGACCAGCAGGCGCGCCAGTGGCAGGATTTTAACGTCCAGCTCGACTACAGCAGCCAGAGCATCAGAAATACGTTTGTGCGCGGTCTGGGTCCACTCACTCCGCAGCTGAGCAAGCTGTCTGATGCACTGTCAGGCGCGATCGACACTGTCCTGAAATCACCAGAGCTCGGCAAGTGGATTGATGCGCTGGCCGGCGGCATTGAGCGGTTCGGCAACTACCTGGCTTCGCCGACGTTCAAAAGCGACGTTGAGTCGTTTATGTCGGGTGTTGAGCGGCTTGGGCGCGTCATCATGAAAGTGCTCGGCTGGCTCGATGGCGGGTCGTCGGCGATGGACGATATCAAGTCCGGCTCATCATTCCTGAATAATGATGTCCAGACCGATGCCGGTGGAAATCATTTCGTAAAAGGCGGTCTCAGCGACCCGAACACGCCAGCGTTTTCGAAGTGGTTAACTCGTCACCTTTACAGCTGGAGCGGAACAGCACCGAAGGAATATGACCAGTATTTCCTTGATGCTGCAAATAAATACAACGTCGACCCTCGCTGGCTTAAAGCCATTACCGCTGGGGAATCCTCTTGGGATCAGAATGCCGTCAGTAAAGCGGGCGCTAAAGGGTTGATGCAGGTGATGCCTGGCAATTTCCTGCCGGGAGAGAATCCTTTCGACCCGAAGGACAACATCATGGCCGGCGCCCGCGTTTTCTCCTGGGCGATGCAGAGCGCGAATGGTGATCTCGACGAGGCGCTGCGTTATTACAACGGCGGAAGCCGCCGCGGTAGTGCAGAAAACAGGGCTTATCCCGGCAGGATCAGGGAAAAGTATGCTGCGATGTATGGCACGCCGAAGAGCAATGACGCTTCAGGCGTCGATAGTTCAGAGGTTGCCAAAAACACCTCGAAAACTAACCAACTCCTGCAGCAGATCGTCGACAAACAAGGTAATGGTGGCCGGGAGATCGTCGTTTACAACAACACGGGTGGGAACGCCATTGTCTCCGGCGCCCTTCTTAGCGGAGTGCGATAGATATGGGATTCACTCGCGAGCTGTATAAGTTGGGTTTTGAGGTCTCGCCGGTGATCCTGTGCAACGGTATTGCGCAGAGCATCCCCGGCGGGATGTTGCCCATTGTGGCTTTGACGCAGAGCGCGAGCTTTGTCACAGGGCTTTTGGGCGGCGCATTCAACCTTACTGACCTCGATAAATATTTTTGCCACTGGAAGCCGGTACAGGGCGGGACGATGGTCGATTATGACATCGCAAAATACCCATTTGCTAACCAGACCGTTGCAGCTAACGCGCTTCTTGCTCAGCCCTTGCGTATTGCGTTGATGATGGATGCTCCGGTAAATGAAAACACCGGGGCGATGACGAAATTCGTCACGCTAAGTGCATTGCAGGCCGTTCTGCAGGCGCATGCAAACCTTGGCGGAACCTACATCGTCGCTACACCAGCGCTGTTTTATAGCGGCTGTATATTGCGTACGGTTAAAGACATGACCAGTTTTAATGAGGCTGTGCCTCAGCGATCCTGGTTATGGGATTTTGAGCAGCCGCTGGTATCTGAAACAGGGGCTAAGCAGGCGGTTGGCAGCTTCCTGAGTAAAATCAATGACGGAACTCGACAAACAGATGCAGCTTGGACAAACACTGTCGCGGCCCTTGGGAATACATCTCTCGGCGGCACCGTGTCAGGAGCCGCGAATGACATAGTAGGTCTCATCGGTAAGCTGAGCGGGGAGTTTGGCCTATGACGACGGATACCTACACGTTTACCGGCAATGAAAGAGAAAGCGTAGCGTTTACTCCGACATTGGATGGAACGGTTTATAACTGCCAGGTGAAGTGGAATATCGCTGCACAACGGTGGTACATCCTGATCACCGACAATTCCGGCAACACCATGCTGAACACTCCCGCGGTGGGCTCTACCAATGGAACCGGCATTAACCTGATAGCGGGCGTTTTCTCCAGAACAACCATGATCTGGCGGGAGCAAAACGGCGTAATTGAGGTGACCAGCTGATGAGGTATTACGATTTCCAGATTTTTGACCATGACGGAAAACTTTATCGTCAGTACAAAAGCCTTGATGCCTATGGAAATTATAACCCTGGATGCCTGATGGTGGAGTTTGACATTCAGCGCTATGGAATGTCCACGCCTATAGGGTCAAGTCTCGTAAGGGTGTATGGCGTCAGCATTAAAGAAATGCAGCAGGCAGAGCAAAACATGTTCGGCATGACAATCAAAGGATTTGTAGGAATGTCGAAAGGCCTGCCATTGGCGAAGGCTTCACAAAGCGGGATGATTCTGGAAGGCATCATTCAGCAGCCATTCGGCAACTGGCAGGGGATCGACCTGTCGCTGGACATGATTATCACGGCCGGCGCTGGCTCAGTTGATAAGCCGGTGAACATTACAATGCCGTGGAGCAAGGGGCAAAAGCTGTCCGTGGCGCTATTTTTTGCGCTTCAACGCGCTTTTCCTGGTTACAAAATAAATATCAACATCAGTGATTTGCTGGTCCTGAATTACGATTCCCCGATCTACTGCTCAACCATGCAGCAGCTTGCGTCGAACCTGAAGAATCTGAGCCGTAGCATTATCCGGGATGAAAATTATCTCGGCGTGGAAATGGCCATGTTCCCGGGAAAAGAGATCAGAGTATGGGACAGCGCAGCCACTGAGAAAAAGAAAACGCCCATTCAGCTCGAATTTACCGACCTCGTTGGTCAGCCGGTATGGATTGAATATAACCGGGTGATGATCACCTGCGTGATGAGAGCTGATATCCAGGTAGGTGATTACGTGAGAATGCCCGTGGGGGCAATGGCGGTAACGCAGGCCTCATCGTACTCTCAGTATCGCAGTAAAAGCGCCTTTTCCGGCGTATTCGCTGTGCAGACCTGCAGATGTGTCGGGAACAGCAGGCAGCCAGACGCTGCGAGTTGGGTAACCATCTATGAGGCGTATGTTACGCAGGAGGCCTGATCGTGACTATTAGCCAACGGCTAAACTTCGCCAAGAGCATGAACAATTTCGCTGAGGTGAAAATTGCCGAAGCGATGGAGCTGGTCGGGAAGGTATTGCCTGCAACGGTCGTCAGGCAATCAGGGAAAATGATCACTGTCTCGTTCAGCCTGACGAATATCCCATTCACCTTGCCCCAGGTAACCATTCCTCTCTTTGGGCCTCAGTACGTTCGCTATCCAATGCAACCAGGCGATCGAGGAATTGTTATCCCTGCTGATACCTATATCGGCGGAATGAGTGGCCTGGGTGGTGGCGTTGCCGATCTGACCCAGCCGACGAACCTCAGCGCGCTGGTATATCTGCCGATCAGCAATACCGAGTGGCAGGATGTCGATGGACAGGTGGTGACGGTATACGGTCCCGAGGGTGTAACGCTGCGAGACAGCGGCAGCAACACGACGTTTCTCCTGAAGCCTGACAGCATCGCTATTTCCACACCTGACAGCTTCACGGTAACCGTTGGCGGGACGGTTTTCTCACTTACGGGTAGCAAATGGAACCTTTCAGGCGAGGCAGGTCACCTGCAGGACTCTGTGGCCAGCACCAGCCCGGCAATCATGCACGCCGGGTGGCAATCGCTTCTGGCGTGGCTTAACAGCCATGAACATTCAAACGGCAACGATGGAAATGATACCGGGGGGCCGACTTCAACGTTTAACGGGAGTATCACCGAGTGAGAACCTATGGCCGAAACTCTGAGGGGAAGTGGGTCCTGGTGGAAACCGATGAAAATGGGTTTAATGACTCGGTGTATTTGACCACCCTGATCCAGAATCTGAAACTGGCGCCGCAGGAGTCGCCCTTTTATGCGAACAACGGAATCCCGGCCGCCGGTTCGGTGATCCAGCAAATCCTGCCGACGTATTACGTAAACCGTATTCAGAAACAGTTCAGCCAGTATTTTTCCTCGCTGCAGATTGCGCTGATCAGCGACGACCCGCCTGTTTATAACATCTCGGCAATCACAAACGCAGGTTCAAAAATAATTACACAGGTGGCCGTATGAGCGATTTACCAGTCAGCTATACGTCAGCGGGCCCGGTTCCTCTGACGGCGGAAGAGTTACGAGCTCAGCTCGTTTCCCAGGCTATTGCGTTATCTCCGGGCCTAACAACTGAATTGCCGGGATCTCTGATTGAGGACGTGGCCAGTACCGATGTAGGGGCGCTCATCGTCTGCGATCAGGCAAGAGTTGACCTGATTAACTCCGTGGGGCCGCTAAAGGCTAACCTTGCCATGCTGGAGCTTCTCGCGCAGCAGGCTGGCATCCCGGGGCAGAAAACGGCTGGAACTACAACAGTGCCGGTCCAGTTCTCCGGCCCTGCGGGGTTTGTTATCCCACAGGGATTTATTGTCTCTGATGGGACCTATACCTATTCAGTCAGTGATGCGACGATTATCTCGTCGTCTGGAGTGTCGGCCAGCGTGTCATGCGAGGGAATGGAGACCGGTACCTGGGCGGTGCCGGTGAATACAGTTAACCAGATAATTACCAGCCTTCCTTCTGACATCACCATCACCTGTACCAACCCGATCGCTGGCACCCCGGGTGCTGACCCGGAAACGAATTATCAGTTTCGTGATCGCGTATGGCAGGCGCAGATGGCTACCGTTCAGGGATATCCGGGATTTATCCGACAATACCTCACCAGCCTTGATAACGTGCAGGCGCGCCTGGTTTCTGTCATTCAGGACGGGGATAAGTGGATAGTCATGTGCGCTGGCGGTGATATTTACGATATTGCTGGCGCGCTCTATAAGTCTGCGGGGGATATCAGCCGGCTGAAAGGGTGCTCACTGAACGTAACGGGGATCACGAATGCAAATCCTGGCGTCGTAAGTACAGATCTGACTCATGGTTACACTGACGGCCAGGTTATCCGGATCACTGGCGTTACCGGGATGACAGGCATTAATGACGTTCCTCTTACCGTGACGGTACTGTCTCCTCACACGTTTTCCATCGGGATTGACACCACTTCATCCGGAACCTGGGGAGGCGGAGGCGAGGTGACGCCGAACGTCAGAAACAATACCGTGACGGTGAATGACTGGCCTGATAACTACGTGATCCCGTTCGTGACCCCATTGCTGCAGCGCGTCACAGTGACGTATCAGTGGGGGACAGAAAGTGTTAACTACCTGACAGATGCCACGGTCGCCTCTCTGGTCTCGGCACCTACGATTCAGTATGTGAATGGCATATTCGCCGGGAAACCGCTGAACGTTAACAACCTGAAAGACGCATTCTTACAGGCGGTTAACTCGACAATCGATATGGGGCTGATCAGCACTCTAAACGTCGTGGTCACCATCAATGGAGTGATAACGCCGCCGGATGCCGGGACGAATATCATCAGCGGCGATAAGTTCAGTTATTTTTATATCGCGTCGGATGGCGTGATCGTAACAGGGGCGTAGCATGCTGGACGATATCATCCGGTCGTATATGTATACGCAATACAACGACGATGACAATCTGCGGGCGTTTTTTACTGCGTATAACTCGATGGCGCAGGGCATTTATGACTGGATGGTTAATGCCAACCTGCCGATTTTCATCGGTGACTACAACACCGGAGATCAACTCCGGTGGATAGCCCATGGCATCTATGGCGTGTTGCCGCCGGTGATTTCCAGCAGCGATCAGCAGGAGATAGGCCCATATAACACCTTCGAATTTAATCAACTGGCATTCAATGAGTACCGGGTGATTGACCAGTCAAACCAGGTCGTTGTCTCCGATGATCTCTTTAAGCGGATCATGACCTGGAATTTTTACAAAGGTGACGGCTTCTATTTCTCTATCCCTTGGATAAAGCGGCGTATTCTGCGGTTCCTGTTGGGAGTGAATGGCACCGACATCCTCAATGACCAGCGATGGAACATCTCGATCCAGTTTGTGGATGCCGGTATCGTGATATCCATCTATAAGGGGCGCCGCAGGTTCACACGTAGCGCTATCTACAACGCATCGGCCTATAACTCCAGGAAGTACAACCAGAAGGACACAGCCTTTGTGATCACCGAGGATTTCGAGTTCGCCATTTTCTTCAAGCAGGCCATGGATAGCGGCCTGCTGCACATGCCATTTTACCAGTCAGTTACGGTTGAGATATTTGACTAGATTTTTATCCCTGTTATCTATTGTTATATACAAGTGAGATTTAACGCACTGACAAATTATATGCAGCAAAACTATTGATAAAAACAAAATGGATGACATTTTGATCATATCTATTGGCGGCATTCCTTGCTGAAAAAGAAAACCAAATAAAATAGTAAGCAAGGCGCACGAAAGGAGTATTAATAAAGTAGATAGCGTTCCTAGAAGTATTTTTAAAATAGCAATAGAAGCATTATTCATAATATTCACCATTTAAAAGGCCGCGCTTGCGGTTTTTTTATTGCCTAATCCCGGAGGATACATGGCACTAACCCTTTTGGCTACAAACAACGCTGAAAGCACGCTGGCTTCTGCTATCAGCGCAACCGACACGTCGCTGATCGTTAGCGCTGGAACTGGTGCCGAGTTCCCTGACGCTGTGGCAGGCGAAAGCTACTTTAAACTCACTCTCACTGATGCTGCCACCGGCTCACAGGTTGAGATCGTGAACGTGACAGCTAAGGCTGGAGACATATTCACGATTGAGCGCGCACAGGAAGGAACGCTGGCGCGTGCGTGGGCGGCCAACGACATGGTTGCCAACATGATGACTGCGGATACGCTGAACATTATCGCTCAATATTCCCAGCAGGCAGCTGCATCAGCAGCACAGGCTGAAGAGTATGCAAATAACGCTTCTGACTACGCACAGAATAAGTTCACGTTCTATAAAACCTCAAGCGATCCAGATGGCACCATTGCAGGTCTGGCAGCGACTACTGACGGCCAGTCTTTCTGGGTAGCCCAGGGTCCGGATGCGCTTTCTGCTGCATGGCAGTATCAAAACAAAGCTGGCGTGGCCGTATTGCAGGCAAAGCAACCAGGAACAGCGGCTATAACCGGGACAATCCGCGAATTTCCTACACTGGCGGCAGCCCAGGCTGATGCGGACTCTGGAAATATTCCTGTTGGTTCAACCGCTTATTACCGCAGCCCAGACGATAGCGCGCTGGCCGTTGAAGTCATGAACGTTACCGGAACGCTGCAGCCTACCGGACGTCAGATGCCCTCAACGTGGATATTTGCAGGGGTAAGATTTCTTAGTGGATACGGAGATGAAAAATTCGTAATCATAGGAACTGATTATCAG